AGAAAATGGAAAGGAAAATACGTTTTTGGTCATTTTGAAATCAAGAACTTTCTGATGAACAGCATGAATGAATGCGACGATGAAAATGCTTTGACCGAGGACGATTTTTCGAATTATGAATTCGTATTGAGTGGACATTTTCATAAAAGACAGAACCGAAAAAACATATGGTATATTGGAAATACTTTTCCGCATGATTACTCTGATGCTGATGACAACGAAAGAGGCTTCTGTTTTCTTGAATATGGTAAACCTCCCATTTTTTACAATTGGCCTGATCAACCTACATATCGCCAAATTGAACTGAGCAAAATTATAGAAAGTTCAAGAATTGAAGAAATACTTAAACCGAAGACACATGCGAAAATCATTTTGGATATGGATATCTCCTATGAAGAAACGTTGAAATTGAGAGAATATTTCATTGAAGAACTTAAATGCAGAGAAATTAGCTTTTTGCCGAAGGAAATCGAAATCATCGAACAAACGCAGGAGGAGATAGAAGGCAATTGCATCAAGACAGTTGACGAAATCGTTGTGGAAAGTCTCAAGAGTATTGAAAGTCCGTCAATCAATACCGATCTTCTCATTCAGATTTACAGGAATTTGGAGAAAAGCGAATGATTGTTCTAAAGCAACTTCATATGAAGAACTTTTTAAGTGTGGGGAACAAGGAGCAGGTTGTTGACCTTGATGGTTCCTTGTTGTGTCTCGTTCTTGGCGAAAATCGCGACGTTGGCATGGAGAAAGGTTCACGTAATGGTGCAGGTAAAACAACAATACTGCAGGCCTTGTGTTTTGCTCTTTATGGTGAATCACTGACCAATATCAAAAAAGATAATCTTATCAACAAGACCAACAAGAAAAACATGTTCGTAGCATTGGATTTTGAAAAAAATGGTCAGAAATATCGCATTGAAAGAGGAAGAAGGCCCAACTTTCTGAATTTCTATGTTGAAGGAAAGAAGATGGAACTCTCCGACGAATCCGAGGGAGATTCCAGAAATACACAGATGACGATTGAAAAAATTCTTGGCATGTCCAAAGAGCTATTCAAACAGATTGTCGGTCTCAATACGTTTACTTTGCCTTTTCTTTCCATGCCTTTGGCCATGCAACGAACTGTCATTGAAGAACTGCTTGGTATATCTTCACTTTCCGAAAAGGCGGAAATACTGAAAGAAAAGATCAAGGAGACGAAATCTGCAATAGGCGAAGAAGAAGTACGCATTGAAACCTTGAAGAAAACCAACGATAACATCATGAAGACCGTTGAAGATTTGAAGAGAAAGAGAAAGAACTGGGAAGAAACTAAAAATCGAAAACTTAAACAGATGATTGCCATTCTTGAGGAGATGAAGAAGGTTGACATCGAAAGGGAAATTGAAAATCACAAGAAAAAGGAAGAATTGAAAAAAATTGAACGCGAAATTGCCGAAACGGAAAAATTCGTTTCGATGAAAACGAAACGAATTCAGACCATTGAAAAGGAAATCGCATCGATTCAATCAAAACTTTCCATCATGATGAAGGAAAGAATTTGTCCCCTGTGCAAACAACGGATGACAGACGAACATGCCAAAGAAGCCCACAAAGAGATGGAAATCAAACTAGCTTCTCTTGAAGATGAAAAGAACACGCTGGAAACGGAAATGAACAATTACGTTCAACATCTTGAAAAACTCAAGCTCATGAAGAAAAACATCGGTATTGTCGAAACGTTCTACAAAAATGCGGAAGAAGCGTACAATCACAAGGCGATTCTTGAAAATACCACGAATGAAATTGAAAAGCTCACAAACGAAAAGGATCCCTATTCGGAACAGATTGTACATCTTGAGAAACACGGATTGCAGGAAATTGATTATGAAAGACTCAATCATCTCAAGAGTTTACTTGAACATCAAAAACTGCTTCTGAAATTCCTGACGAAACGCGATTCATTCATTCGCAGAAAGATCATTGAACAATCGATTGCCTTTCTTAACAGAAGGTTGAAATATTATACGAAACTTCTGAGACTTAACCATGTTGTAGAATTTCAACCTGATTTGGAAGTTTCAATTCGCGAAGCTTCAATTGAATACGACTATGATAATCTGTCAAGAGGCGAGCGGACCAGGGTCATGTTGGCCCTGAGCATGGCATTTCGCGACATCTTTGAAATGCTGAATGCTCCTCTGAATTTGATTTTTGTAGACGAAGTGATAGATAATGGTCTTGACCAGCTTGGTGTTGAAAATGCCTTGACACTCTTTGAAACGATTTCAAAAAATCATCGTAAGAATGTCTTTATCATATCACATCGAGAAGAACTCTTGAATCGTGTTGATAATGTTATTTGGGTCATAAAGGAAAATGGATTTACAACGATCAACTGAAGTATACAGCCATGCAGTTCATTCGAAAAAAACGTCCTCTTTTTGACAAAAAATATCGTTATAAGATCTATACTGATTGTAAGGTCATTTGGAATCCGAATTCTGAAAAATGGTTGGACTTGAATGACAAAAAATGGATGATGGAAATCAAAACACAACTGCAGAGAAAATATGAAAACGGCAAGGATTATAAGATACAAGGTGCTGTTATATACTGCAGGAATCTTGACGTGGCCTATCATGTACGTATGAAATGTGGCGAAAAGGTTACAAAAGTTGAAGAAGCTGCAAACGAAAAAATTGAATATTCATCTATTGAAGATCAAGATAACGCATGATATTCTGCCTTGTCTTTTCATCCATCATTGCAAGAAATTCCTTACCTTTTGCAACGTGATAGATTTTAAGATCGCTTTTGGAAAGAACGTTCTTAACATATTCCAAAAACGATTTGACATCGTGAAAACCCATTGATCGGAAAAGTTCATTCATTGCCTTATTAAATCTTTTCCATAACGCAATTAGAAACAGATTTGAAGCTAATGGATTTTCATGATTTTGCTCTGAAAACAGCCGATTCAACCATTTCTTGAGAAAATTGTAATCATCATATGTCAACGAATATCCTTGCGTTTTCAGATATTTTTCCAAAAGCTTGATTGTAGCCGGCACCGAGCGCGTACCATAACGAAAAGACACTTCCAATTCTCTGACGAGTTTTTTGATGTTTTCGCCCGAAGAAATACGGTTTCTTTCGTAGACTTGAACGATCTCATAACCATAGATTGGAGGCATGAAAACGGCTTGATATTCAATATCAGCTGACATGACATAACCACTGTTGTCGACGATGACATCAATACCGAAATATTTTGAAAAAATCTTCCAAAGAAAAAATGAAAGTTTGTTTTTGTAATATTTTTGCACTACACGTCTGACAATCGAATAAAGGGATGCATAATCGATGATTCTTTCTTCATCAAGCTTTTCAGCAATGTTTTTGCACATCAACATTTCTCTTTCATCATTGGTTCTTAGATCCTGAAGTGTAGATATCCAACGATCCAATGCGGCTCCATCAACTTCATTATGTAAATACATTGTCTCTGCAATATTGGAAAGTTTCAGAAAAAATACATATTTTCTGTCAGTAAAGTTTTTGAAAAATTCAACTCCAGAAAAAAGAACTTTATATGAAAACACTGGAAAAGCATAAACGCCCAAAGGAGCCAAATTGTAAAAATACGAAGGATTGGTAGATATTTTCAATACGTTCGAATAATGGATAAAATACTTTGGATAGACTGGATCGTCCTCCTTTGACAACATGTGTACAAATCTCAATATATCATCTTCTATGGATTCACGAATAAACATTTTATATCCGTTTTTCAATATTTATTCAAGGAAAAACGCGATCGTTTTCAAATTTTTACCACTCGTATTGCTGGCAAAATTTCTGCAACCATGGCTGTTGTGTGCCCACAAATTGACCTACTCAAATTCATAATCAGGATTTTATCCTTTTAACAAGAACAAAATCTCCCTTATATTTCATTTCGTCTATTGTTTTGGCATCAATATACGTCATGCAGCTTCTTATTCCTCCCTTTACTTCTTTTAAAAGATGTGAAATGTCTCCTTTTACAGGTTGATAGAAATCCTTACCCTCAGCGGCCTTGTAGTCCAGTATTTCTTTATAGTGTTTTTCCATGGCTTTATAGGAAGCCATACCATAGACTTCTTTCATTCTTACATTTTTTCCATCGATAGTCATTTCAATGATATCGCCACCAGACTGATCATATCCTGCAAAAAACGATCCAACCATAACCAAGTCTGCGCCAGCTACAAAAGCTTTGGAAAAATCAGCAATTTCTCTTATGCCACCGTCGCTGCAAATATAGAATTTCAATCTTTGTGCGACCTTACAACATTCCAAAAGTGCACTGAGTTGAGGAACACCAACACCCGCGACATTACGTGTTGTACAGCATTTACCATTACCAATTCCAACCCGAATGATATCTGCGCCGGCATAGAAGAGATCTTCACAACCCTCTGCAGTACAGACATTACCAGCCATGATGACAATGTCAGGATTTTCATCGCGAATTCTTTTGACATAATCGACAAAACAACGCATATAACCATTGGCAACCTCGATGGAGACCTTATCAATATCAAGCCGTTTTTTCAGTCGATTGAATTTTTCATACTCTTCCTTTCGCATTCCCATCGAATAGAATACGTATCTTTTCAGATCGGAATTTTTGTATATTTCCGTCAATTCTTCATCAGAATGAAATTTGTGAAGACATGTCATCATATCGTGAGCTGCCATGACCGAAGCCATTTCTTTCGTTCCCGTAACATACATATTGCTGGTGATAATGGGAACTGCTTCGAAATCGTATTTTCCATATGGAAAATTGGTAAATTTTCTTTTTATATTTGCTTCTTTTCTACTTGTATATGTATTTGGACACGGTTTTATCAGAACATCCTCAAAATCTATACATGGATAGTTTGCCAGTTTTCTGATGAATTCTTGCGATGGCATTTCACATTCTCCTCCGATTGAAGTAAACATGTCTGAAATCTTGTGAATCCTGATATTTTTTATCATGAACGTTGTAAAAAGCAATATTAAATGACCGAAATCCATATCACCATAATATTGTAACAACCTTTCCGATAAATAAAAATAAAAATAAAAATGAAAATGATTACGAAAACATTTGAAGAAATCGTTGATGCATCTCTCAATTATGGATCGATAAAATTATATGACGAAAATAACGAAGAAACCGAAGATTTGGATTCGGCCACAAAACTTTTTATCAAACCGAAAAGCTGGCTGATCAGTTTTCATGATTATGACAATACATTTCATATATACACCATGCAGGTCGACGATGATTTCCGGAATTGGTTTAAAAAAGTGAAAAAAATCATAAATACCCGAGGCTTTACATACTCTGTAGATATCATGGGAAAAACAAGTCGAGAAAGAAAGAAAAAAGAAAATAAGGTGAAAATTGAAGAAGATCATCTGGAAACGGAAAAAGATCAAAAAGAAAGAAGAAAGATTGCCTATAAAATAATAGAATTGTTGAGTTACATTGACATTGACAAATTGATTCGTCTGCTTGATACGATTCGTGATTGGAAAACCAAAGATGGAAAAAAAATTCTTGTCGACAGATTGCGAATGACAGAACAGTTACTGAATATCGCTTTTTCCACATATCTGCAGGAGCACGGTAAGGATATTCACTCTTCTTTCAAGAGCGATCTGAGAGAAATCATTTTTGAAAACGGAAAAAACGTCGATGATAAGGTTATTTTTGAAAAAGAAGAAGACTATTTCAATAAATTGGAAAGCTTAACCAATCATAACCTTCTCTTGCAGAAAATCGTTGAAGTCATGAAAGAAAACTGCAGTTGTCAAAACTGCAATCATATGAAAAAATTTGCCAAGAAATACTTTGCCGAAAAATTTGGAATTGTCGAAGCTTCTCCGAGAAATATGGAAAATTACATATCTTCAATTCTTTCTTCCTATAAAATTGACGATCCCATCAAATCCATCATGGAAAAGGAAAAACGACAGATAGAAGATATTCTCAAGAGAGAATATCTTCTGATTACCGAAGAAGAAGAAAGAAAAAAACAGCTCAGAGAAAATGATCTGAAAAATTTCCATGATGTCATAGTAAAGATTATCTCATATCAGAACGAAAATCAAATCAAGAACACACTTGATTATATGAATCAGAATCAAAAAAAGAGATTCTTGAATCTCATTGAAGAACATTTCAATGAAAATCTGAGCAATCGCATAAAAGGTATGATGAATCTTGATGAGCATACCAAACAATGCGACATTCATCTGACATCCAGACCAAAAGACGAAAAACAATTCATCGACGTTCTGGAAAAAACACATGGGGTACATATAGCCAAGGAGTGTAGACATCTGTTTTCGAATCAGCCTCTTCAAATCGTTCCTTTGAAAACGATCAAAACAATTGCTGTATTTGCACGCGCTGTTGGAGAGACTGATATTGCTGACGAACTTGAAGATTATTTGGCCTATAGAAGAAACGAAACGGTTTTGCCTGTCAAAACGGCCCACATATACAAAGGACCGATTGACAATCCTCAGAAAATTGCCGATGTATGTTATAAGGAAGGCGGTCATGTAGTCAGAGAACAGTTTGAAAACATCATGAAAGGAGAACCGCTTGAAAAACAAAGTTTAAAAAGTCTGCGTCTCATAGCAAAAATATGTGAAGATCATCGAGAAGTCTATCTTTCTTCCTATATAGAAAGATTTCTTTCGGAAAAAGAAAATGAAGCTTTATGAACTTTTTGATGAAGATCATTATTCGTGGAGTCTTCTTTATGATCTATCGTTGGCCAAGGAAGAACTTCTGGCCTATTATAAACTTTGTAACGGAGACATTGATTGTGTTTTTGATAAACTCGTGAACTTCAACAAAAGTTTTCAATACATTGTCAATCATCGTGGAAGAGAAACCGGAAAGAGACTTCTTCTCTATCATCTCAGAAAATACGGTATAAAGACAGAAACAGATGAAAGGCAGTCGGTTTGATGAATACAGACTGCATTATTGGTACGATGGTCAGATAAGACGCTATAACATCATTTTTACCCGAATATTTGCAAACTTTCAGTATGCTGCTGATGTTGATGAGATTGGAAATCCAATATTACGAAGAGTTCCGGTAAGATATGCTCTGAAAGATAATGTTGTTGCATATGCGTTGAGAAACGCGAATGAAAATTCTCTTCTATCGGTTCCCATGTTTACTGTCAATCTTGTTGATCTTGAATATGATGTAAATCGTATCGTTGATCCGCTTTTCAGCGAAAAAATACACTTCACGGAAAAGAAATTCGATGAAGAAAAAAATGCTTTTATAAATGAACCGGTACAATCATATACTTTGGAAAGATTTTCTCCAGTTCCCTATACCATGCGTTGGGAAGTCCATTTATGGACTTCAAACCAATTTCAAAAAGAACAACTTATCGAACAGATCATTGTTCTTTTCAATCCTTCAATACAGCTTCAGTTTTCTGAAAATCCTCTTGACTGGACTTCCTTGACGGAAGTCTTTCTTGAAAAGATTTCATACTCCAGCAATACCATTCCAGTCGGAGCAAAGGCTGAAATAGAAATAACAACGATGTCATTCTATGCGCCAGTATGGTTTACGCCTCCAGCTATTCTCGAACAGAGAAAAATTATTGAAACAGTCGTTACGAATATCGTTGATACTGAAAAATTTGAAGAAAATCTTACAAAACATGCCTATGGCGTCAAATGGACAGAATATGATCTTTTGAGTCGTCATATGATAACACTGGGAAATCATTCAATTCATATTGAGGGAGATAGAATTCTTCTTGCCGGACCTGCGGGCAATTTGACCGACGAAGAAGGAAATGTCTATTCGTGGAAAAGACTTGTTGCTACCTATGGAAGCGCAATACGTCCCGGTACAAGTCTTATTCTGATCAATCCGACGGAAAATGCGGATTTACCATACAGAGACTACATAAAAGGTTCCATCGACTATTCTTCGGAAGAAAACGTACTGATATGGAACATAGATCCAACGACAATACCCTTGAATACGCTTTCTCCCATAAAAGCCGTCATAGATCCAACAAAAACATTTCCAGGTCATGGTTTGCCCTTACCAATTATAGGCGATCGGTATCTCTTGCTTGCAGAAATATCTGATCAGGGTATATGGAACGTGAAGGCAGACCGAAACGATATTATTGAATATGATGGAACACGATGGGTAAAGGTTTTCGATCATCATATTGAGAAAAATCATATTCACTATCTTACCAATCTGTTTACCAACAGACAATTGAAATGGAATGGTAAAGAATGGGTTTATTCAATAGATGGATTCTATGGTGCAGGTCAATGGAGACTTGCTCTTTAGAGAAGAATTCGTCTTATAATTTCCCATAGAATAAAAATGACAAAAAATATGAAAAACAGTTTCATTTTGTGAACCACGAAATCTTTCATGTAAGAAACAATGAAACCGCCAACGGCGTGGCAAACTTTTGTCGAAATAAAAGAAAAAATAGATTTTTCTTTCTCTTTTTAGCCATTCATCAATTTTTCCTTTTCTCGATATCTCGTGTAAGCAGCTACACCAAGTATTGCACCAAAACTCAGATGAACAAACTCTGAAAGAATGGGAGGTATGACTCCTCCATTTGACATGATTTCCACAATCTTCAACTGAATAACCGAATCCAGATCTTTGATCTTCAGGACGACTTCGGTAAGATCGATTCTTGACATATGATAATAGTTTATTGCCGGACGTATGATATAATCGACCGTATTCATGGCTATATAAAGAAAAGCAATGGCAGGACGCCATATTCTTTGGTAAAATCTTTCGTAATAGTAAGGTGGTTGAAAATGTTCGATTCTTTCCATATGATTACAACAAACACAAGTGCGATTTTCCACGGAAAATCTCCTTTTTACATTATTTAGGAAGTCTTTTTGATAATGACTTTCAATTGATTTCCTTCAGCAGAATTCACATGAATAAATACAAGGACGGAGAAAAAAAAATGATTCGTTACACATTGAAATGCCTTACATGTTGTTACGAATTTGACGCGTGGTTCAAGAGTTCGGAAGAATATGAAAAACAGAAAGAATCTGATCTGATCAAATGTCCAATATGTCACCATACGAATATTGACAAAGCAATCATGTCTCCCCGTATAATGAAAAAGAGTAAAGATACGACTCCAGTCTTTGAATGGGTAGGAGAAAAGTTTGCGGATGAGGTATATAGAATGCATGAGAAAAATGAATGGCGTAATATTCTGGGATTGGTTACAGAAGATGAGATTGAAAAAATTAAAGAGAAAGGTATTCCTGTAATAGATTTATCAAAGAAAAAAACTCAGCATTGATCATTTTCTTGAAAACAATTCCTTGAAAACTTTCCATATATCTTCCTTTTTGGCAATCATTTTCGTTTGAAGTTTTGGATATTCTCTACTGAGCTTTTCCAAAATCTTCAGAAGATCGTTGTTGTTGCTACGATAATATGTCCATATTGTATGTTCAGAGACGGGATTTATTTGTACATAAGCATAATACTGTACCCGTGGTAAGATATCATTTGTAAGAATATCCACAACCTTATGATTATCCTGCTCAAAATTATCGCCATCACTGACTTGCGCGCAAAAGATGTTGTATTCTTCCGTTGAATATCTTTCATTGATAATTTTTCTGATAAGTTCCAAAGCCGAACTGACAACCGTTCCACCTGTTTCCCGTTTGGTAAAGAACATTTCTTCATTCACCTCTTCAGCAGTCACGTGGTGACGAATGAATACAACATCAACCTTCGTATATTTTTTCTGTAAAAAGGTATACAAAAGCAGAAAAAACTTTTTACCATAATTTTTCTTGATTTCGTCCATGGAAGCAGATACATCCATTATGCAAAACATGACAGCTTTTGTTGACGGAGTTCTTTTGAGTTCGTAATTTCTGTATCTCAAATCAATATCATCAAAAAACGGGATACTTTTCTGTTTTTTTCTCAGCTCTTCCAAAAGAAGAATGAGTTTTTGACGCTCTTCTTCATCTTTACATTCCTGAAGAGTCTTTTCCAGTTCCTCGATTTCCTGATCAGTCGGCCGTTTCAGACTGATTCGTCTGCTCAGACTACGTTTATATGTTTCGACAATCGAAAGATTGGCTGGGCAACCGGTGTTCGTATATCCACTTCTTTGATAGGAGTAATTTTCAGTCTCTTTCAAAGATTTCTTGATCATCTCGGGAAGTTCAAGATCTTCAAAAAGAATATCAAAAAATTCGTCACGATTGAGAACGAAGACGAAAGCATCTTCATCTATACCTTCAGCGGATGCTTCGTTTCCTTTATTTCCACCTTTGCCTCCTTTTGGTTTGTGAATTTCATCGCCAACGGAATAACCCGGATTTCCTGGTATGACAATATCTTTTTTTCCCGTTTGTCTATCATATTCAATGGAAAGCTCTTCGATATCGTTTTCCGGTATTGAAACGATTGTTTCCTTACCAATGTCCTTGAGATTTTTTTCGTTGATGCTCCTTTCAACATATTTTTTTATATGTTTCTGATATCTTTTTATGAATCGTTGACGATTGATGAAATGTTTACCTTTTGGACCTTTTCTGCGATCTATGATGAAAATATCTTTTCCACTCATATAAAAATCCTTGAGTTCGTATCATTGACCGTTAAAAATTTCTTTCTTAAAACAATATCACAACTATTTACACAAACGAAGAAATGTAAAGTGAAAAATGAAAACGACAACTCAACAATTCCATTATCGTTAGAATTGCATTTTGTTGAAAACGGAATTAAAATGAAATAGGAATAGCCTAAAAGGATATACTTTGTGAGAACATTCAGACTGAACAAAATCAGATAAATTGATGAGAAAAAAGGGGAAGTGTAACATCTGTACATAATGTAATACGACCATGAAGATGAAGGAATGGTATTTCGATATCATACAAGAATCTGATGAAGACAAACTCTTCAATTTATTTGAAGAAGCCATCATGTATTATAAAGATATACTCGAAAAGTCACAGAACGACTGTCAGTTGACGGACGATACGGAATATCATGCAAAGAGTTTACCAGGTTTCATGAATTATTATTTTTCAATACTTCAGGATATAGAAGCAATTGTCAATTTCATCGATTTGAAGTACAAAAAGGTAAAAGGTGACAGATTGCGATACTATATGGAAAAATATGACAGAACATTGAAAAGCACCGATGCAGAAAAATATGCAGAAACTGACGAAGAAGTCATTCGTTGGTTGGAACTAAAAAATCTGTTTCTTTACTATCGAAACAGATATATGGGTATCATAAAAGCACTTGATGTAAAAAACTACCAACTGAGCAATATCGTCAAACTGAAGGTTGCAGGATTTATCGGAAATTGACCACGAACGACCTTCACTTTTATGAAATCTTTTTTGAGAAAAATCCATTCATGAAAGTTCGACATGAAAGACTTCATGAAATATATCTGTTGGCTTGTCTAACATATTCATGGTTGAGTCACAAACGTTATTGCTGTTTTAACAGAACCGACTCCATTCTCTTTTCTTTCTTTCGAAAATTGAAAAGCGGAAAAACAATTTCCGACAATTTGAGATATGCAACTTATCAAGAAATTCTGAAGAACGAGAAACTTGTAAGAGATATGGAAACAGAAATACCCCAATATGTCAAATACATGAGAAATTTTGTTGAAAATTTACCAAAACTGACAAAGAGAAGAAAATGTCGTCTCTTTTCATATAATAACCATACGAGTGTCCGATTTTATTATCCTCACGATGTAAACCTGAACAGATATTTTGCAAAACATAAAAACATTCTGTTCAAAAGATACTATTTTCATTTTATCTTGATCCATTTTATCGACTCAGTGTACGAAAAAAATGTAGAAGTCCTCCTATCTCCTGAAACCAAAAAATTCATTCTGACAACCATACGTAAATTTAAATTTCAAATAGAAGAAAACAATCTGGAATTCATAAGGAATACTGACGAACTTCTGATGAATGTAAAAATCGATAATGATGTATTATCGGTAAATACCAATAACACTTTTGTCAGAACATTGTTGGAAAACAATCTATGGATCAAACTGAATAACTGAATATGAGAACGGAAACTTTTCAGATTACTTGAACGATAACCAAATCTTGATTTCGGTGTAATGGAGAAATTTGGATTTTCAAATGTCAAAACCAAGAATAATTAAAGAAAAAAGGACCATTCAAGATGATTTTAAAGGAATTAGAAGGTAAAAAAATAGATTATCTGGAATCTCCCAACAGATCATCGTTGAAAGAAGCCCCGAAATTCATCATTGTTCATTATACTGCATCCACTCTTTCAGCTCATGAAATAGCCAAATATTTTTCCAATCCTTCAGCAAAAGTCAGCGCACATTTCGTCATAGGAGAAAATGGTGAAATTGTTCAGTGCGTTCCTTTAAATGAAGCTGCATGGCACGCCGGAAAAAGTTCGTGGTTTGAATACGATGGGTTGAATGCATACTCAATTGGTATTGAAGTTTGTAATCCGGGAGTTCTTTCAAAAATTGAAACCAAACCTTTTACATATCTGACATGGAATAAAAAGGAAATCACAAGTAAAGATATCTTTGGTGCCAAACATCCTGTAACAGAACAGTTTGCATATTGGAAACCATTTACTTCCAAACAGCTCGAATCTCTCATTCTTTTGGGAAAATATCTGACAGCTCGTTTTGATATCCTTGATGTTCTTGGACATGATATGATTTCACCTTTTCGAAAAGTCGATCCCGGCCCGTGTGTTGATCCAAAAGTTTATGAAATTATGTTAAATAAAAAAAGCGATGCGAAAACTGTTTATCCTTTTGAAGGAAGAAAAATTGAAGTACAGACTTTATATGGCGAACCAAATGAACATGCTGTCATTGGAAGAAACGAAACGGTAAAAGTGATAGACAGAATGGGTTATTGGTTTCGAGTACAGACGTCATATGGTGTAGCCTATACGAAAATAGGAAAAATTAGTAAATGGTAAAAACATATGTTATATATTGCAAAGAAAATCAAATTGTTAACGTTTTCTGCGTTTTCTGAACTGTTTTCTTTTCTTTGATCCTATTTTTCGCCTTCCTTTACGGGGTCTGTTTTTTCTGGGCCAAGGCATGGAATAACCTCCTCTCATTTTCTATATTATGAGAACAACGAGATTTGTCAAAAACTTTTCACAGTCATGATCAGTTTTGTATTTTTACAATCACGTCTCAACGGACGAACGGGATTATCCGATGAAAGAGAAAAAACATGTTTTTCACCTTGATAAGCAAAATACAAATTGAGTGGACTCATGGTACTTTCAATATCCTTGAATATGGCAAAATTGGTTTTGTCTGATATTTCAAATAGGCTTTCTTTGGAGATATAGGAAACAAACGGTTCATAAAAAATCATGATCATATAAATTCTGTTTTCTGCATTGATATATTCGTTTTTTCCAATATATATTCTGTCGTAATTGTGTTTTTTCTGTTTCCATATGGAATCTGATTTTTGCACGTTTTCCAAAGAACATCCATTTACATATTCGTTCCAATTGAGACAAGACGCCCACCATATGGTTGGAGAAGGACCGTCCAAACTTTTTATCAGTAGAAAGGATGGTTCTTTTTTTATTCTTTTTTCGATATCGAAAGAATTTCCTGTTGATTTATATACAAAAGTCTCGCAAATGTCATTCGACAGAAAATTTATCATGAATATGCCTTCATTTGTTGCCAAACGATGAGGATTGATGATAAAACTTCTGTTTACATCGTAAGAATTCAGTCTTATGATGTTTTTGGTTGTTTTTTCAATGAGAAACGAATCTCCATAATATTTGCTTTTTATTATCACAGAATGAAGAAAAAATGTTTCTTTACCAATATTTGAATCCAAATACGAAACTTTGATGATATCAATCATGATTTATGATAGCCAATTTATAATTGATGTCTGAAAATCCGTCCAAACCAACAGTATTCTGAATGACTTTTGTCTTGCCCACGTAAAATGACTGGGAAAAATGAACATGACCGCACAACCACATCTTTGGTTTTATTTTTTTTATGAAATCATCGTCATCATTAAGAGCGAAATTCAAGCTTATAGGATCAAGAGTAAGAAAGAAGTCTTCGTTTTGACAACGTATAGACGGTGTAAAATGAGTCAAGACAATACTGTTCTCCGTTGTATTCCTTTGCAAAAATTCTTTCGCTTTTACATATTCTTGTACAATTCCTTCTGCTCCTATGCTCTTTCCGTTGATAAACGTGGTAGAACTTTCCAATCTTCTGGAAAGAAAACGAATTTTTTCACTCCAACTGTGAGATGTTACATTCAATCCGCACCAATATGTCGTACCAAGAATTCTCAAACCATCTACTTCATGAAAATCATTATATAGAAAGAAAATATGATTCTTTCTATATGGATGAAAAAAATCTACCGTTTCATTTATATCTTTCATGAAGAAATCATGATTTCCAAACACAAAAAGAACCGAATGACATCTTACCAATTTTCTGATCTCCAAGATAATATCAAGTATGGTTTCATTTGAAAATTTGCCAAAATCTCCACCAATCAACAACTGCGAAATTTTTCTTTCTTTCAAAAAAAGAAAAAAGTTGAACAAATCCGATATTCTCTTGTTTTCCAAATGCAAATCAGAAATAAAAGCTAAACGCATTTTTTCTTCTTCTTAATTTCCATAAAGATTATTTTGGACAATTCATCGGGAAAAACAATATAATTTCCGTCTATCATATGGTTTATACAATACTCTTTCAAAATTCTTCTTGATTTTTCAAAATCGTTTTCATCCGAAGGTTGATAGTCTACGAATATTTTCTTCTCTTCTCGCGTGTCGTTCATCATTAATCTTTGAATTTCAGTAATCTAACCATTGCTACCCAATCTGTTACCACGCTTGAAGCCAATCCGGTTGTAACCGAAACTCGCAGTTTTTCGGAAACGGCTGAAACAACGGCATTCCACTCTTGAGCATCAACCGATTCGGATATGATATTCTGTACGGGAGAACCAATGAAAGACGTATTTGAAGTGGATCTCTTTATAATACCTTTCCACTCGTAATAAGCTGCCCGTTGACTTCCTCTTTCCTTTCCTATGATATCTATGGTAAATCCATAGACAGAACTTACTGGTACAACAATTTCATTTCCACTTTTCGTAAACAGCGGCACCATACCCGCAGTAGCAACCACGCTGCGTTGTAATATTACGAATTTATAGTTTACATCATCGGGCGTTGCCAAATCGCCGTTGAGAAAAATAAATTCATCCTCGTTGACGATAAACCGATCTCGATTGTTCAAACGCATCAATATACGGGAATTTTCTCGATTATCAATAATGAAATCCTGATTTGACAGTCCTATGATTGTTCCGTCAAAAGGCGAGATTCCTGTAGACGGATTGACAAATCGAATGGTGGAATCATTGGTGTTGCTTCTTATGTCAAATGTTGCAAGGGGATTTGTTGTTCCTATTCCTACTTGTCCACTCGAATTGACGAAGAAATGTACTTTTCCACTTGTACCAAACGCAAAAGAGGAATGAGATGATAATACAAAAGAATGACCTGCGGCAAACGCATCATTTGCTGAAACACGAACATTATATCCTATGGAAACCGAATTTCTTCCTCTTGCAATCGGATCTACTGTAAAACGTTCTGAATTGTTGGCATGTATCCAATATTCGTTCAATACGACAACATTTCCTACTATTTGTTCCTGTATGCCAAGACCGCCTTTTATGTTTCTGGTATTGATTTCATTTGCCGAAACCTGCCCAATCAGCGAAACGCCAGTTGTCGAAAGTGACGAAAGACGTATTTCTCTTGATGCCGCAGAAATAATTATTTGCGAAATCGTAGATGAAACTTCAATATTTCCTCCACCAATTATCGTTTTATAGACCGTTTCACGTCCGGAAACGCTCTGAATGATTCTATGACCTGTGTAAGA